GGCGAGGCGAAAGAAGCAACCGCTGGACTGATCAAGCAGATCGGCCGGCTTCAACTCCCGACTTTTTAAAGGTACACAAATGGGCCGCTATACCAATCTGGCACACAAGCACGAATTCGGCCGCAAGTCCGCCGACAACGCAGGGCGTCTGGATGACACCCTGGAAATCAAGGCGCTCGTCAAGGCGCTGAACGAGCGGGACGAAGAGATCAAGATCTTCGCGGAGAAGGCCTCGTCCGAGATCAAGGAACACGGCAAGATTTTGTCGGACACCCAGGGCATCCTGGAGACGCTCTCCAAGGGCGGTATCGCTCTGAACGAGCGTCTGGTCGAGCTCGAGCAGAAGATGGCCCGCCGCGGCGCCGCCAATGACGACCAGGCCGAAAAGTCCATCGGCGAGCAGTTCACCGAATCCGACGACTTCACCGGCTTGGCCGCGAAGGGCCGCGGCATCGCTCGCATGAACGTCAAGGCGGTCACCAGCATCACCAGCTCGACCACGGGCACCGGTGGCGTGGGCGCCGCGATTCAGCCGACGCGCGTGCCTGGCATCATCTCGGGCCCGGATCGCCCTTTCACCATCCGCGACCTGATCATGCCGGGCCGTACCGGTTCGAACTCGGTCGAGTTCGTGCAGGAGTCGGGCTTCCAGAACATGGCTGCTCCGGTGGCCGAAACGGCGCTCAAGCCGCAATCGGACCTGTCCTTCGAGCTGAAGACCACGACGGTCAAGACGATCGCTCACTGGTTCCTGGCTTCCAAGCAGGTTCTGGCCGATATTCCGCTGCTGCAGAGCTACATCAACGGTCGCGCGATCTTCGGCCTGAAGTACGTCGAGGAAAACCAGATCCTTGCCGGCGACGGCACCGGTCAGAACCTCCTGGGCCTGATCCCGCAGGCTACGCCGTTCAACGAATCGCTGCGCCAGGCCGGCGACACGAAGATCGACCTGCTGCGCCGGGCGATCCTGCAGGTGCGCATCGCCGAATACCGCGCCAGCGGCATCGTGCTCAACCCCGTGGACTGGGCCGACATCGAACTCCAGAAGGACGAGCAAGGCCGCTACATCTGGGTCAACGTGGTGGAAGGTGGCGTGCCGCGCCTCTGGAAGCTGCCGGTTGTGGACACGACCGCCGTGCCCGAAGGTGAATTCCTGGTCGGCGCCTTCAACATCGCCGCCCAGGTGTTCGACCGTGAAGACGCCGCCGTGGAAGTCTCGACGGAAGACAGCGACAACTTCCGCAAGAACATGGTGACGATCCGCGCCGAAGAACGCTTGGCAATGGCGGTCTACCGCCCAGAGTCGTTCGTCCACGGCGAGTTTGCCGACACCACGCCGTAAGGCGGCGCCAGCAGATGAGCGGGTCGGGCCCAGCCGCGGCCCGCTCAATAGGAGCAAGTCATGTCGTTTATCGCACGCAAAGGCTTCCTCAACGGGAGCGAATACCAGCGACGCGGGCGCCCGATCGATGTGTCGGGCGAACGAGCGCGAGAACTGCTTCGGCTCGGCCTTATCGCCGAGGTGGGAGACAAGGCCGCGCCGGCGCCGCAGAACAAGATGAACCCGCCGCCGGAGAACAAGGGGGCGGGCGAACCGCCGGCAGCAGATCACACCGCCTTGCTGTCGCAGAACGCGCCCGAGATCATCGGGGCACTCGCCGAAATCGCTGATCCGGACCTGCTGCCGTCGCTTTTGGCTGCTGAGCAGTCCGGCAAGGCGCGCAAGTCGGTCCTGGAGGCGATCCAAGCGGCCATCTCGTCCACGGGGGCATGAATGGAACTGGTCACCATCGAACTGCTGCGCTCGCACTGCCGCGCGGACTCCACGGATGATCCGCTGCTCGAGGTCTACGGATCGACGGCGGAAGAGAACGCGCAGGCGTATCTGAATCGCCGCGTGTACCCGACTGCGGACGCGCTGGCTGCGGCAGTCCTGGCGGGGACTGCGGGCGACGATCCGATGGTGGTGACCCCTGCAATCCGTGCCGCCGTGCTGCTGCTCGCCGGCAGCCTGTACCGAAACCGCGAGGAAGGCCCCGACTCTCGCACGCTGCCGGTCGGCGCCCAGGCGCTGCTGCAGCCTAACCGAGTGGGGTTGGGCGTATGAGCATCGCTGCTGGAAGTCTGCGCCGCCTAGTGCGAATCGAACGCCGCGAGACAGGGACGGATGACGCGGGCCAGCCAAATGGCGCATGGGTGGAAGTGGCCACCGTGTGGGCCGACCCTCGCGGCCAGACCGGGATGGGTTCCATCACGCGCAACCAGGAGAACGTGGGGGCGTCGATCAACGCCTATAGCTTCCGAATCCGCTTTCGCCGCGGGCTTGACCAAGGCATGCGCTTGCTTGAGCTGGAGGACGGCGTCCCGGTTGGCGACCCATTCGACATCAAGAACGTTCGCATGGACCTGGCGGGCCGTGAATGGACGGACGTGATCTGCGAAGAGGGTGGCGGCGATGGCTAAGGGGCTGCAGGCGAAGTTTGACACCTCTGGCTGGTCTGCGGGCCTTGATCGGTTGCTGGGGCCCGCACGGGTCAGCCTGGCGCGCTCAATGGCCGTTGCTGGCGGGGAGGTGTTGCGGGATGAGGCGAAGGCTAGGGTGAACACGCACAACGGCGTTCTGGGTGCCGCCATCTACCTTGCCTTCCGGGAGCGGTATTCGACAGAGCAGGAAGTCCAGTACGCCGTCACCTGGAACAAGCGTAAGGCGCCGCACGGCCACCTGGTGGAGTTCGGGCACTGGCAAATCTATCCGGTGATCAAGAAGCCCGACGGAACCTATGTGACCGACAAGCGCCGCAAGCTTGCGACCCCGAAATGGGTGCCCGCCTATCCGTTCTTGCGGCCTGCTTACGAGGCCGCCTCGGCTCGCGCACAGGCGGCAATGATTCAGCGTGGTCGGCAACGGTTGCCGGAGCTTTTGGCAGGACAGGAGGTGCGCGATGTCACTTGAAGCCCAATTGTTCGCAGTGCTGGGGCCGTTGGTCGGCGGGCGTGCCTATCCAGATGTCACCCCGGACAAGCCTGTGTTTCCGTTGATCGTCTACCAAGGCGCCGGCGGGCAAGAACAGTGGTACGTGGAGCGCAAACGCCGCGAGAAGCGGCATCAGCGCGTGCAGGTGTTCGTGTGGGCCGCCACGCGGGCGCAGGCAAGTGAAATCGCGGACCAGATTGGCACCGCCTTGTGTGAAAGCGACTTTCCTGCTGTTGAGCCGTACGGCTCGCCCATCAGCCTCTACGAAGAGGCAATCAAGAAGTACGGCACCCGCCAGGACTTCGGTATCTGGTTCCTTCCCTCCTGACCTTTCCCCCGCTTCTACATCGAACCCGGCCGCGCGCCGGGTTTTTCATTTGAGGAACACAAATGTCTTCCATCTTTATCAACGGCACGCGGTATTCCCTCTCGACGGCGCTCGCCGCGGCTGCCGCCATCTCGGCCATCTCCAATGCGAATCCGGCTGTCGCCTCCGCGGTCGCCCCGCCGGAGGACGGCTCTATCCTGGTTCTGAAATCGGCGTGGACCAATCTGAGCGAGACCGTAGCGCGCAGCGCCAATGCAGACACCGACAGCTTCGAGCTGGAAGGCGTGGACACCACGAGCACCGTCCTGTTCCCGGCAGGCGGGGGCGCTGGCTCCTATCAGGAAGTCAGTTCCTGGGTAGACCTGGACCAGGTGCGCGACGTGGTGATGGCCGGCGGCGATCAGCAGTTCTTCACCTATCAGTACGTCGAAGATCCGACCAGCCGCCAGCGCCAGAAGCCGACCTTCAAAAACGCGATGACGATGACCGTCTCGCTGGACTACGACCCGGACAAGCCTTGGTATGCGGCGCTGATCGAGGCTGACCGCCTGCGCGAACCCGTGGTTGTGCGCGGCGTGCTGCCCAACGGCTCGACGCTCTTCTACTACGCCTATCCCTCGTTCAACAAGGTCCCCGTGGGCCAAGTGAACGAGAACCTGCAGAACACGGCGGTCTTCTCTCTCATCGCCGATCCCATCCGCTACGAGGCCGCGTAATGACGTTCAAGATCAAATCCAATCCGACCATCGACGCCAGCATCACCATCGTCGGCCAGGGGCGCGAGCAGCAACTGAACGTCACGTACCGCCACAAGACTGGCAAAGAGTACGACGCGTTGATGAAGCAGTTGGCGGCCGGTGAAATCACGACCGCCGACCTGTTGCTCCTGCTGATCGAAAAGTGGGACGCGGACATGCCGGTGAGCGAGGAGTCGATCGAGCTGCTCTGCGAGCATCAGCCCGGCGCCGATCTGGCGATCGCCAGCGCGTTCAACGACGCGATCCGGGTCGACCGCAAAAAAAACTGACCGAGGCTGTGGCGGCGTTTCTTTGGGAGCCGCCATCAGCCGCAACGTTAGCGATGGCCGGGTTAAAGCTCAGCGACTTTCCCCGGCCTTGCGCCGAACTCTGGCAGGAGCACGTGTCGGCGTTCAACCTGTTCACGCGCAACTACACGCAGTGGCGTGTGGGGGCTGGAGGGCCCATCGGGCTGGATTACGGGGTCCTGTATCACGACCTGGACCGTCAAGAGCTTCCCAGGGCGGAGCAGCAGGAAATCATGGACGTTCTCCGGATCATCGAGCGGGCGGCCCTGGAAATCTTCCATAAGAGTTGAACATGGCACAGGAAAGCATTGGCACCGCGCGGCTAGATATCGTCGTCGATACCTCGCAGTTCGACGCCGCGATCGCTTCGGCCAAGCGCGGCACCAGCGACATGTCGCAATCCGCGCAGGCGGACTATACGAAGCTGGCAGCCGCTGAGCGCCGCCGTGTTGACGCCCTGGTGAACCAGGCCAACACCATCGGCATGACCCGGAAGGAGCAGATCCTTTACAACGCTGCCCTGCGCGGTGTGCCCACGTCGATTCTGGACGAGCTTAGAACCAAGCTGTCGGCGACCGGGGCGGCCGCAGCCGGCGCCACCAAGCAGATGAATCAGTATGGGGTGAGCGCCGCACAGCAGGCAGCAGCGCTGCGTGGCGTGCCCGCGCAGCTCACGGACATCGTAGTTTCCTTGCAGGGTGGTCAGCAGCCCCTCACGGTGTTGCTGCAGCAGGGCGGCCAGTTGAAGGATATGTTCGGCGGCATCGTGCCGGCGGCGCGAGCCTTGGGCTCCACGATCATGGGTCTGGTGAACCCGTGGACAGTCGCCGCCGCGGCGGTTGCCGTCTTTTCTACCGCTCTCGCCTCGGGCAAGGGCGAGCAGCAAGAATTCACCGACACTCTGATTCTGAGCGGCAACGCAGCCGGGCAGACTGCCGCCGGTATGTCCAACCTGGCCACTCGCATCGCGGACGTGGCGGGGTCTCGCGGGAAGGCCGTCAATGCGCTCAATCTGATCGCAGCTTCGGGCAAGATTGCCGGGCAGAACTTCGCGGTGGTCGGGGAAGCAGCTGTTGCGATGAACCGCGTCACCGGGAAAGCCATTTCCGACACGGTACAGGAGTTCGAAACGCTGCGCGGTAAGCCGGCGGAGGCCATCGCCGCGCTGAACGAGCAGCAGCATTTCCTGACGCTGGAGATCTATCAGCAGATCGCAAGCCTGGAGCGGCAGGGGCGCAGCCAGGAAGCGGCGACGCTGGCGCAGCGCATCTATGCGGACGCCGTGAAGCAGCAGGCTGCGGAAGTGCGGGAGAACCTGGGGACGCTGGAGACGGCTTGGAATGCGGTCAGGCAGGGCGCCAGCAACGCCTGGGAAGCGATGAAGAGCCTGGGGCGCCCTCCGAGCTTTGACGATCTCACCGATAAGCTGCGCGCCGTCAACGCCGAGCTGGTCCAGATGCGCGCTAACGCGACTTCGCAGACGGACGAATCTCAGGCGTTCTTCGGAGACGGTGGTCGCGGTGCGCGCCGGCGCGCCCGGCCGCTTGAGCAGGAAAGCCGCCGCCTGATCGCTGAGGCCGCAGCGCTCCAGGATCAGGCCGACCAAGCTGCAATTGTGGGCTGGCAGAAACGCCAGGAGGCCGAGAAGATCGCCGCCGCGGCCCGTCTGTCTGCCCTAGCAAAGGAGACCGAGACCAATCAGCAAAAGCGCGAGCGCGAGATTGCCCAGGTCAAGAAGGACGCCGATATCACCGGCGCGTCCCTTGAAACGCAGAAGAAGCTGATTGATCAGATCAACGACAAGTACAAGGACCCGGCGGTCAAGGCGTACACGGAGGACGCCGCGACCAAGCTCTTGCAGCAGTACCGCGAGGCTGAAGCCTCCCTTCAGGCCCAAATCACCAGCGAGGGGAAACTTGCCACCTGGGGCCAGAAGCGTGCCGAGTTCGAGCAGCAGATCGCAGATCTGAAGGACAAGAAGGTCCTGACTGCGGATCAAAAGAGTCTGCTCGCTCAGCAGGATCTGCTGCGCCGCCAACTTGATCTGAATGTGGCCGCAGAGAAGGAGCTACGCACCAAGCAGGAAACTGCCAAGGTCGAAGCTCTGCGCGCCAGCTTGGCCGCGACTCGGGATCTGGAGCAGCAACAGTATGCCGACCAGGTTGCCGGCGTGGGACTGGGTGACCGTGCGCAGGAGGAGCTTCGCGCACGCCAGGTGATCTTGCGGGATTATCAGCGCCAGCAGGCGCAGTTTGACCGCTCGATGGCGTCGGGTCAGATCTCTCAGGAGACCTACCAGAGCCAGACAGCGCTCCTGCAGGAACACCTGAATCTTCGCCTATCGATGCAGCAGCAGTATTTCGACCAGGTGCGCGAGGCGCAGGGCAACTGGAAGAACGGGGCCACTTCGGCGCTGGACAACTATCTGGACTCCGCCGCCAACGTCGCCGGCCAGACGAAGACCTTGTTCTCCAATGCTTTCCAGGGGATGGAAGACGCGATCGTGAGGTTCGCGTCTATCGGCAAGCTGTCGTTCAAGGACTTCGCCACGTCGGTCATCGCTGATATGGCTCGTATCGCGACACGTCAGACCGCGGCGGGCCTGCTGGGGAGCGTCTTTAGCGCGGCTGCGGGGGCGGTGGTGGGCGGCATTACGGCCGGCGCCGGGTATCAGGGCTCCGGCATGGCGGCTGTCGGTAGTACGGATGGCATGACCGGCAGTTGGGCAGCGGTGGCCGGCGCTCGCGCAACTGGTGGCCCGACCGCAGCGAATTCGCTCTACCGCGTCAGGGAGTTAGGTCCCGAGTTGTACACCGAAGGCGGCCAAACCTATCTGATGAGCGGTGAAAACGGCGGCTACGTCACGCCTCTGAAGAACAGCGCGATTGGCGGCTCTGGTGGTGGCGGAGCCAATTACCAGATTACCAACCAAGTGATCTTTAGCGACGGCGGGCGCGAGTCACGCGAGTCCGGCCAGGACGATGCCCTCGGGCGCGAAATGCTCAGGCAGATGGAAGTAGTCGCGCAGCGCGTGGTGGATCGTTCGCATCGGCAGGGCGGAGCGGCTTGGAATGCGAGGAATGGGAGGTCCTGATGACTGAACGATTTACATGGCGGGCCACGGGCGAGCCTACCGGCAGCGTCACATTCAGACGGCTGACCGCGCAGTTCGGAGACGGCTATCGCCAGGTGGTCGGTGACGGCATCAATACAGAGGTCCAGTCCTGGCCGCTCACGTTCGCAGGCAGCAGGCAGGAAATGCAAGGCGTGGCCACGTTTTTGCGCAGGCATGCCGGCGTTCGATCGTTCTTCTGGACTCCGCCGCTCGGCGAGGAAGGGCTGTACGAGGCGCCGAGTTTCAACCTTGCTCACATCGGAGGGGATGTTTACAGAGTGTCCGCCACCTTCCAGCAAGTATTTAAACCGTAGGGGGAATCGTGGATTCGCTCGTGAAAATCAATATTGGCGCAGCGCCAAACGACGGCACCGGAGATCCGGCCCGCGATGCGTTCGCCAAGCACAACAAGAACATGGACAGCATCGCCAACGCGCTGGGCGCGGCAAGCGGTATTGCCACGCTGGGCGCTGATGGCCGCCTCCCGCCTGGGCAGGCTCCGGCTGTGCAGACGCTGCCGGCAACGGCCCATGACCTGAACAACTACCAACTTCCCGGCAGCTATCGCCAAGCATCCACCGCCGGCGCGCAGGCGGGCACCAACTATCCGCAGGCAACTGGCGGGATCCTGGTGGTGGAGGGCACCGGAGTGGCCGGGCAGACTGTCCAGCGCTACACGGTCGCATCTACGGGGCCGGTTTCGCCCACGGCAGGCACGCGCCAATACTGGCGCTTCGCCATAAATACTTCGTGGTCTCCGTGGCAAGAGGTTCTGACCGCCGGCAACGCGCTACCCTACTTGGGCCGCGTAGAAACCGGCGCGGATCTGAACAACTACGCAAACCGGGGCATGTGGGCCATCGCAGCGTCATCCACTGCGGCCGGCGGTACGAACTTTCCCATTGCAAACTCGGGATGGCTCCTCGTATTTTGCGAAGCGTCCGCCGGCGCTGCCGTCGGTACGAACGTCAATCAGGTGTATATCGGCAGCAACGGCAACCGGCAGTTTTTCCGCTCGCTGGTCGGCGGGGTGTGGTCCGCCTGGGAGGAGGTTGTGCGCTCCTCGCTGCTGGGTGCGCTGAATGGCGTGGCCACGCTGGACGGCAATGGGCGGCTGGTGCAGCCGCATGCGTTTTCGTCTGTTCTGACCGCAGGAACCGACGCGAATGTGGCGGTTTTCCCGGGTTTTTATTACCTCAATTCGGACGCCCAGGCTACAGCAGCCCTCAATTGGCCGGTGCTGCTTGCCGGGACATTGCAGGTTGAGGCCGCCGGGGCAGGGAACCTGCAAATCACGCAGACCTATACCACTCGCAACGGCACCGGCGGCGTGATTCGTCGCTTTGTCCGCGTTCGCTTTGGCACTGCCGGCACCTGGGGATCCTGGCAAGAGATTCCGGTTCTTGACGCCGCTACGGGTCGCCTGCCCGCTAACCGCCTGCCTCCGGTCACTGAGGCGCTGTGGGATGGAACCACGCTCAACCTCATGCCCGGCGGTCGGTTCATCCTCGGTAATTTCGATGGAGTGCATGCCTCAACCACCACGAGTTTTCGGCAGGGTCAGGCGTCAACCTCTGTCACCTACGTTCCGATTGTGCCGCCGGCTGGTGGGTCAGGTTCTTTCGTTATCTGCCGTACCGCCGCCGATGCGAATAGCGGATTTTTGGCGACGGGCGTGGGTTCCGGAATCGCGGAAATTACGTTCAGCCGGCACGGCAGCGGTGCCGCTCCAACATACCTACGTTTTCAATCCGCCATCTCCGAGGCCGGGCGCGTCTATCAAGACGGATCTTGGACTCTTGGCGTACATCCCGCAGCGGTGGCGGCGCAGGCGCAATGCCGCGTTGCCTACGCGGGCGGCGGTACGCAGTGGGGACAGCTCATGTGCCCGCGTGCTGATGGCGCGGCCGCTATCGCCTTTCAGAATTCGGGGGGCACTGTGGTGGGCAGCATCACCACGTCCGCCAGCGCCACCGTCTACAACACGTCCTCGGATTACCGGCTCAAGACCGTTACGGGAGACACGGACGGATGGGCGGCAATCGCGCGGCTTATGCAGGTGAGAGTTCGGGAGTTCACCTGGAAAGCAGACGGCCGTGAGGATCGGGGCGTGCTTGCGCATGAGCTGGCCGAGACCCACCCCAGTGCGGTGAGTGGCGAAAAGGACGCCATGCTGGAAATGCCGGGTTTTGAGTCGCAGATCATGCCGCAGGGCGTGGACTATTCAAAGCTTGTTCCCGATCTGATCGCCGCCATTCAGGAGCAGCAGCGCCAGCTGGAGGCCAAACAGGGCCAGATTGACAGCCTGACGCAGCGCCTGGAAGCGCTGGAGGCCGCCGCCGGCTCCGCAAACTAGAAGGAAATCCCCTCATGAGCATCATCACCGACATCCAGAAACTGGAGCCGGGGGATGCGGTGCGCCTGTTTGAGCTGGACACCAGCAACCAGGGCGGGCCGGTCCTTCGCTTTCACAACTACAACCAAAGCGGCCCGATCTTTTGGAAGGGACAGGAGTACACGCCCTGGGCGTTGGAAGCCCGCGATTTTCAGCGTACGGGCGAAGCGTCCCAGCCGTCGCCAACCCTCTCCGTCGGCAACATAGGTGAGGACGAGAACGGCGAACCCGTTGCCGGCGTGATCTCCTCGCTGTGCATCGCTATGGACGATCTGGTGGGATGCGTGCTGACCGTGCGCGAGACGCTGGCCAAGTATCTTGACCCGGCGAACTTTCCGGCCGGCAACCCTAACTATGACCCTGGCGAGGAGTTGCCGCTTGAGGTGTGGCTGGTCGAGCAGAAGCTGAACGAAACGCCCGAGGTGGTTGAGTTCGAGCTTGCGACGGGCCTGGCGTTCGATGGGCGCCAGCTACCAGGGCGCCAGATCGTGGCGACCATCTGCCCGTGGAAATGGATAGGTGGCTATCGCGGCCCGTACTGCCAGTACACGGGGTCCGCATATTTCGACGGCCAGGACCGGCCCGTGTCCAGCCCTGACCAGGACAACTGCGCCGGCCTGGTGCGCTCGTGTCAGCTCCGCTTCGGCGCAGAGCAGGGCGTGGAGCCGGTGGCGGCGGTCATAAACTTTGGCGGGTTCCCCGCTGCTGATCGGGTTCGATAGCATGAAGAAATCAACTTTCTCAGCCATGCGCCGTCACGCCGAGGAGGTGTATCCCGCGGAATGTGTTGGCTTCGTCGTGTCCGATTCGGACGGCCGCGAAATCTATGTGCGCGGCCAGAACGTGGCCGATGCGCCGGATGCCGGCTTCGTGACGCGCCCCGACGATTGGGCCGCGGCCGAGGATATCGGCGCGGTGGTGGCCTTTGTCCATTCGCACCCGGATAACACGGCCTTCCCATCGGAGGCGGATCTCGTGGCCTGCGAGGCCATGGCCGAGCGGGCAGGGGCGATACCCTGGTACATCGTCGAGGTGCGCAAGGACATTGGTCAGGACGCGCCCCAAGCGCTCGCCATCGAGGCGTTTTCTCCCACGGGTTATCAAGCGCCGCTGCTGGGGCGCACGTTTCATCACGGCGTCCTGGACTGCTACAGCGTGATCCGCGACTTTCTCGCGAGGGAAATGGGGATATCCATTCCTGATTTCCACCGCGCTGATGGCTGGTGGGAGGGCGAGGAGGAGGTCTACTTGGATAACTTCGCCTCCGCCGGTTTCCGGCCGCTGGCCGCGGGCGAAACCGTGCGGCGTGGGGACGTGATCCTCATGAATCACCTGGCCAAGCGGACCAATCACGGCGCCGTCTACTTGGGCGACGGCCGGCTTTCCGAGCGCCCGGACCTGTTCCCTATGCAGGGGACCATGCTTCATCACCTGTACGGCCGGCTGTCCACCCGCGAGGTGTATGGCGGCTACTGGCGGGAGATCACGCGCGTGGTCTTGCGACATCGGGAGGCGCCGAATGGATGACCGGATCCGCACTATCCGGCTTTACGGCCAGCTGGGCGCGCGGTTCGGTCGGGTCCACCGCCTCGCCGTGCGAAGTGCGGCTGAGGCTGTGCAGGCTCTTTGCGCGATCCTTCCAGGATTCGAAAAGGAGATGATCTCCTCCGGCAGCCGCGGCGTTCGATATGCGGTGTTTCTGGGTCGACGCAACATCGCGGAGCAGGATCTGCAGCACGCGCCCGCTGACGGTGAAGAAATCCGATTCGCGCCTGTCATTCAGGGGGCGAAGCGCGGGGGCGTATTTCAGACCATCCTAGGCGCGGCCATGGTGGCCGTGGGCGCAGTGATCAACGTACTCAGCTCGGGCACGATGGCCGCGTTCGGGACTTCGCTCATGAAAATGGGCGCCGTCATCGGGTTGGGTGGAGCTATCCAGATGCTGAGCCCCACGCAGACCGGACTTTCGACCAAGGATAGTCCCAACAACGGCGCGTCCTACAACTTCAATGGTCCGGTCAACACCACCGCGCAAGGGAACTGCGTACCTCTCCATTACGGTGAATGCTGGGCGGGGAGCGCGGTAGTTTCCGCCGGCAGACCAAGCGTAGAGGCAACAATGCAACGTCTACTTTCACCCGCCGAAGCCGGCGGGTTTTCTATTGATGGGCCCATGCGCCACATTGCGCGCCAAGGCGGGATCACGATTGTCGGCCGCAAGGGCGGCAAGGGCGGCGGCGGCGCTCGCTCTCCCGTGGAGGCTCCTGACAGCCTGCACAGCATCTCTTTCGCCAAGGTCCTGGACCTGATCAGCGAGGGGCCCATCGTGGGCCCTGTGACGGGTCTGAACTCCATCCTGCGCAGTATCTCCCTCGATG